TTGATAAACTTTACGGCACGTTCGCCGTAGCCGTGAGGGTCGGGCAGGTAACTATCGTCAAATATCCAAGCCGTCGAATTCGTCGTCTTCATTATCGGTAGCGCCGCCCTTGTTCTTTGATCGGCTGGCAGGCGTGATCCCGCATTCGGCCGCGAGCCGTCGTGCGGCCTCAATATTCTCTTTATGGATTGTGGTTTCCGGTCGTCGCTTGGACTCGCCGGTTGGGCTGATGAATGTCAGGCCGTGTTTCTGGATTACCGCTTCGCATTCGCGAATGCGGGCTACCGCAATGCAGTACGACTCGACAGTGGAGAGTTCGTGCGATGCGAGGCTGCGGGACCGCACCATTGCCGGGACAACCCGTCCCCATTCCGCTTTCGCGTACTTTGGCAGCCACGTGGGCGCTGGTGGGGGCGCGTCTAGTGCGCCGGCTAGGGCGTGGATTTCTGGCTTTCGGCCTTTCATGTTATTCCATATCTCGGTGTGTAGATGGATTGACCAATGGCAGGCTACTCCTACAAGGCACAGCCATATCTCGATGCAATCGCCTCGGGCGTGTTCGCATCCCGGTCGGTCAGGGACTGGCTCCTCGCCGGTACGCCACAGGCGACCAGCTTTGCCGGGTCTAGTGCCTTAGTTGACGAGCAGAGATCGGTGAGGTGGAGAACGAAGCCAACTAAACAACCGTTCTGGGCCAATTATTGGTGCGGAAAAGATAAGAAATGCCTCTGTCGACCAGAAGGCAGCACAGCGCTGGAATCAGATGCGATCTTCTTTTTGCGGAATGGTGAGAGCCATGTGCTGGCCTTACACGTAGAATTTAAGCACCCCGACGAACCATTCAGCTTTGGTCAGCCTGAAGCATATCCAATGCGTGCGGCTTGTTTCGTCAAAACGCATGGGCAGCGCGGAACGATTAATCCCCACCACCATTGGGCGACCGCAATTTTCTGCGGGCCGGAGGCCTTTGGAGATGTAAGATTGAAACACTTTCAGCGCATCATCAGTCACGATGAAGCTAGGCGCATGCTACCTGACTATCCAGCACTGGCCTGAAATCCCCAATTCGACCAAAAACCGAACTTTGGACCCATGCGGTCACGCGGCCCGATGTCGAAAGTTTAGGTGGCGCCCGGGGTGTCCGCTTTGCATCCGCTCGCTGACATCGGCGGACTCTCGCGCATCGCCCGCAAAGGGCTAAGGGCAGGAATCCATAATTGACGAGGAGAGTTGCTAGCTGATCTAACAAAAATCCGAATTCTAAGCTCTGCTTTGAATACAAGTTCTGGTGGCGTCTACGGTTGCTTTCCATGCCATCGATTGCGGATCATTCGACAGTTGAGGAACTGAAATGTTGCATCTCAGGGCCGAGAATTCCGATTGGACGCGCCGAGCTATGTCTGGATATAGAGCGACGATACATTGTTGGGATCGTTGCACTCCCGGGAACAAGAATTGACCCCGTGCGGGGTCTCGTTCGGCGACCATTTGAGCAATCGACGGTAGAACCGCGAAATAGTGAGCTAGGTTAGATGCCGCTCCTATGTCTCGGCCCAACGAACCAACGATCTGCTCCTCGCCAACCAAAAACGACGATATGAGTGAGTTTGTTGTCCCGATAGCCTCGTTATCAAAGTAAGGAACACTTTTCCCTTGAACGAACCGAAAGAAATTTACTTTGCTGGAAAGTGCTAGCTGTATGTCACGGCTAAAGAGGCGACGAGCCCTTTCTCTAAATACAGTTTCGAAGGAATCCAACTGTCGGCGGGTGGATTCCTCTCCAACCACCGTTCCGACGCCTTGGGACATATCTCCGCTATATAGGCCGACCTGCGCGGCCCCGAGTAGACATGTCCCCTTGGTTAGGGTTGAGCTAACACTCAACGAGACATCGAAAATTTCAGACTGCCGTTGAATACGGGAAGCTTTGCGGTCTGCGGCTATGTCCTTTTTTATATCAATCAAACATTTGGCGTATGCATCATATGTAATGCCGCTGATGACGCCTCGTTCTCCTTTGCTGATCGTTACGCTTCCATTCGCACCGTCAATTTTGTATTGACCAATGTTCGCGCTGATTTTGCCGCCCTGGGCGCGGATGATCTCATTGATCACACCCTGACAGACATTGGCCGCGACCATCGCATCTTCGTCGGGTCCAGGCTGGGCTGAAACGGGAAAAGTATGAAGACAGAGTATGGCGATAAATCCCGATAAAAGAACTGAGCGCATTGCGATTTCTCCTGTTGCGGCAATACTACCAGAGCTTACAATATTTCAATTCTACATCAAAAAGGATTGGATGCAATGAGCGCAAAAAACGTGGTGCTACTGTACGTCGTTTTGCTGGGGATCGTCGCAGCGCTCTATATCTTTTCTGTAAGCATTTCGACATTCGCGCACGCCGCGACGCCCGATTTAGATAAGACCATTTCGATCTTTAGTGACCTAATAAAGGTAATCGTCGGTGCTGCGATAGGATCAATATCTGCCTCACTCACCAAATGAGTCCGGAGTAGAACTCGCGCGATCGCATACATGAGGCCTGAGCTTCACGGGTCGCAGGCGGGTGACGCCATCAGGCGGATGATCAGATTCGGCGCTTCGACAACTGTAGTCGAGCGCTGCGTGTCTTAGACAGTGCCGTGACATTCTTTGGGCCACCCGACGCGATGCCCGAACCCACCATCCTGTTTCGCTGTCTTCCGCGAGTGGCAGGAATGACAGAGCCAATGGAGGTTGGCGGCGTCATCAGTGCCGCCCGCGTTCCGGGCCACGATATGGTCAAGGTGATAGCCGGCCTTCCAAGGCCGCCCGCAGCCCGTACAATCGGTGTGCGGGTGGGAAGCCCTTAGAGCCTGCCAGTCGGTGCCATAGCCCCTAGCGCTCGAGCTGGGGCGTGCAGCCTGCCTCCGCCTCTGGCAGGCGCACAGCGTGCCGCCTGACACCCTAAAGCCGCAGGGGCAGATGCGTGCGTGTTTCGTCATGTTTTGTCCTGTCAGCCTATCCAAACCGCGTTACGGAACAAAGCGTTGAACTGCGCCTTGTCTTGTCCAAGGCAGAGGATACGGACATGAATGAGCCAGCTAGGCGGCCCGTAATCCTCATCGTCGAAGATGAATTGCTGATCCGTTTGGACGCCATTGAAATGATTGAAGCGGCCGGATTTGACACGATTGAAGCGGCAAACGCCGACGAAGCGATTTCCATACTTGAAAAGCGGCCCGACATTCACGTCCTTTTCACCGATATACATATGCCGGGCTCAATGGATGGCGTGAAGCTCGCACACTTCGTGCGCAACAGATGGCCCCCGGTCAAGATAATTGCCACTTCGGCCCACGCGCGTATCGAGGGGTACGATCTTCCTAATGGAGGTCGTTTTCTACCAAAGCCATATTCGTCTCGCGAAGTGGCGACTCATTTGCGCGAACTAATCAATTGCCAGCCTGACACGCACGCTTAGCACGATACATCCGCGGCACGAATCGTCCCCGTATTGGTGGCTACCGCATGCGACGATGCGGTAGCCGCGACCCTTGGCGAGGATTTGAGACTCGCTGTGGTCATAGATATTCAAGTCACCCGGTTAAACAGGTCCGGGGCGGGTGACTCTGGCTATCCGAGCCTTTGCCCTTCCCCGAATTACTGCGGCGGGTTAGCCGTTGGAGCGGTGGCCGGATGGCCCTGCACCCACATTCCCGCAACAAAGAGATTGCCGGTGTTGTTTGATGGGGTGATCGTCGCCTGAATGTAGCGCTTGCTGCCGATGTAACCGATCTTTCGGCATTCGATATCATCGGCAAAGTTGAAGCCCGCGAGCGCCGTTGTCCCCGTCATATCGGTCGCGGCAACTGCATTGGCGCCAGCCATAGCCGGGTCATTCGACTCGTTGAACGTGACCGCAAAGGTCGCGTCGACGTCGGTTAGGGTGCCGGTGACGAATGCCAGAACGGCAGAGCCGTAGCCATATACGTCGAGAATGGTAGAGACCTGAGCGGTGTTGTCGGTAACTGCAGCGGCCGGAGCGAAAGCCGGCTTGAAGTGCAGTTGATTCATAAGATCGCGCAAATTGAAGTCCTTAAGAAATGGTTGGGAGCCGGGGAGATGAACTCCCCGGCGATGATTGATTAGGAAACTGAAATCTTCAGCTTGCGAATGGCTTCTGATTTGCCCACACCGCCGGCAACGCGGCGGCGGCCATGGAATCGGGTCATGCCGTTGGTGGCCTGCGAGTAGGGGTCACGAAGGATGGACAGACTTACACGGTCAAAAATGCGATATCCCTGCGAGAAGTCCCCGAAGACGATCGGGAATGCGTTCGTAGCAATATCGGGCATGTCGGGCATCTCGACCACGGGCCTGCCAAGGATTGTCGTGATCGGCGCGTTGGCCACGCCGCCCTGCGACAAGAGGTAGTTGCCCTGACCGTCCTTCAACTTTCGAACCACGCCCAGCGTATTGCTATTCATACCCCAGACCGCGTTCGATCGGTAAGGCGACTTCACCGCGTGGTAGATATCAAACAAAGCGTCCGGCAACAGAACTGTAGCACTCGTGTTCGGGGTGTATGCAACTCCCGTATCCTGCATGAAGCCGGATGGTGAAATCGCGGAAGCTCCGTTGACGAAAGCGGCACCCTCGGCCCTACCGAATTCTTCCGAGAATTCGTAGGCGAGCAGAGAAGTAACGTCGAAGCTTGAGTCTTCCAACATTGCGTTAGAGCAATCGACCCACGCCGCAAGCTCGAACACAGGATAGCGAGACTGCCCGAACGTAACAGTTGTTTCGGGACGTGCGCCGGTTTCACCAACCCAGCTTGCGGTCATGCCTCCGGCGCGTTTAGGCCACAGAACAGCCGGCGCACCTGTCGGCAGAACGCGGGCGACCTGCCGCACCGGAGAGAACAGAACGACGTTGCGGTCAAGTTCGGCATTGAATTCGTCGGGACTCAAATATCCGCCCGCGGTGTTGTCGGACACGCGCAGCGACTTGACATCTTCACCCAACGCTTCCGGGCCGCGGCGAATGAACTTCTCAAACGCCTTAGTTTCTGCGGTGGGCTCCTTGTTATCGTTCGCCGCAGCGCCCGGACGGTTCAGACGCAGTTCAAGAGCATCGGCCCGCTTCTTTTCAGCGGCGATGTTATCATTGGCGGCCTTAAGTTCGCCTGTGAACGCGGTCATCTTGGTATCGAAGGCGGCATTCAGCTTGGCAATCGCTGCTTCGATATCGGCGCTGTCGTCTTCGGCCTTGGTCTCAAGTCGCAATGCATTGGTATTCAAAATTGTGGTCCTTAGTGAAGTGCCGCAGTGGCACAGTTGATAGCGGCCACGAGGCGGGAAAAATCCGTGCTCTTGACGCGTGAAATAGTTGCAGTTGGCAGCATCGGGAAAGTGACGACGCTGATCTCATGAAGCTCTAGTTCGTTTAAAAGCCGGACCTTCTTGGCCTGATCGTAGCTTTCCCGTTTCGTCCGATATCCGATTGAGAGTCCATCGAGAGCGCCAGCCTTCAAAAGGGCGTAAGTCTCGCGACCTTTGTTCGTATCTAGGATCAATCGGCCGGTAGCTTTCAGGCCGCGCCTGTCCTCTTCGATCGAAGTCCAAATGCCGATGGGCTCCGACGTATCGTGACCACGAAGCATCTTCACTTTCGCCGCCGGCTTCACCTTCAGCGATTTGGTGAACGCCCCGGGCTGAACGGAGTCGCCGCCCAGATCGGTCACACCGAACAAGCTGGCGTACCCTGTGAATGTCCCGTCTTCGGCTATCGCCTTAACGTCGAACTCGAAACAATTTCCTGTTTCTTTGCTGGGTGTCATGCTGCAACAGCATCCTTTGGTTTTACGTTATCGTTTGCCGGTACAGCGGTGCCGGGTGGATCGTTCAGGACGTTGCCGCCTTCGATCGGTGGGCGGTTCTCAAGGGCACGGGCTTCATTTGCTGTCATCCAAGGGCCGCCTACAGCTTTGCTGTAGCTCTCGGTACGTGCCGTAAGGTTCGCCCGAGTGAGAGCGCCGGTATCGAACTCGATATACGACGTTGCTTGCTGCTCCGGTGTGAGCAATGCCCGTGTCAGTGCCCCTTGCCACTGAAGCAGCCAAGGCAACAGACAATAGTCGATAAAACTCTGACCCATTTCGCTGGCATTGCCCCAAGTTGCGCGGCCCAGCTCCGAAAGCAGATGCGGTGGCACGCGGAAGGCGCGGCTGATCTCTTCGATCTGGAACTTACGTAACTCCAAAAACTGCATGTCGACGCTGTTGAACGTCAGAGGCTGAAAGTCAGTCTCACTGTCGAAGATTGCTGTTCCACCGGAATTGCCTGCGTTGTGGCTAGCCTGCCATTGCGACTTGATCCGCTCCAATTGCACGGATGTCAGTTTGGTGCCCTTGAATTTTAGGATTCCACCGGGCCGGGCTGAGTTGCCCATCAGCTTCGCGGCGTGGGCCTCAAGGGCAGATGCCAGGGCGATTGCCTCGCGGGCGTGCACAATCGGAGCAACGCCGTTCAGAGCCTGAATGTGAATGATCTGATCGTAGCTGTACGGTCGCTTGCCGCCGTTGGTCTGTGTTACCTCGTACGTCGGCTGGCCGGAAGCTGGGTCAATCGTTACCGAAGTAGACGAAGGTGCCAGCCGCAAGATTTCCTTGGGTTCGCCACCGACCTTGTTGACGAAACCGTACGCGTGCCCGTGCAAAAGAACGTCGACCTGCGCCTGCTTCCGGAACTCGAATGATGAAGTCCAATTGTTCGGCTGGTCGTGGATCAAAGAGTAAATCGGACTGGCGGTATCGCGTTCTTTGGTATCGCCTTTGCGGCTGTAAAGATGCAACGGAAGCGCAGCAACCGACTCCGCAATGACTCGAACCGCAGCATTAACCGCGGGAACACGCAAAGCTGTTTCGGGACCGACGTTCATGCCGGACAACGTCGGACCACCACCGAGAAGCGCCGTTAGAAGCGGGTCGCTAAGATCGTAGTCCTTCTTCTGGAAGGGCCAAAAGTTAAACTGCATACTGGCAGCCCCGAAGCCCAAGGTCCGCGCCAATCTGTGCAATCACCCGCCCGGGGATTTCGATTGAACGCCGCACGTCAAATAGCGCGTGCTGTTCCATCAGCGTATAGGCTGGATAAAAGTGCTCGGTGTGACCGTCTCGGTCCTCGAAAACAATTTCGAGCCACGTCTGCACAATGCGAAGCGTCTTGTCAGCTTCGTCGCGATCACCGGCCCAAATCTTGGTCACCCATGCTTCAAGCGCGTCGCCAGCCTTGACGTGCTCGGCTTCGACGAGCCGGCGTAAACTCGAATACTGATTCACGGCTGCCGGTGCGTGCCGGACCTTGTCCGCTGAAAGGGCGAGGAGCGTATTGGCGAGATCGACAGGCCGGGCGTTGGCGCCGCGTCCAAGCTGGACAAGGCCAGCGTTTTGAATTTCGCGCGTGGTCTGCTCGACCTTCGTTCTAGGTAGTGTAGTCCGGTCAATAATGGCGCGGACCATCGTCGCGATTGAGCGCGTCATGGAATCCAGTCGTTGAAAAGTTGCAGGTAGTTGGTTCAAAAAAATAGCCAGACACGCGAGGGGGCGCGTGCTGGCGTGAAGGCAATAAAAAACCCGCCGAAGAGGGCGGGGCGGGTCGGCATCAGAGACACTACTTACCCATGAAACAAATGTAACCTGAAACGGTACATTTTGCAATCCCGTTTCCACTTTAGCTTGCGGCAGACCGTGTCTAGGAATCAATTGGCGCCCTTAGAGACACCTTCCGCATCTAATTCATGTGTAGCCCGAAAAGGTACAAATAGCCATCCCGTTTCCACTTTCGAAAGTTACGAACCGATCAAGTTTCACATTTCAAGCCCCAACCACCGTTGCACCGTGCACCCCTAAAGGGGGGTGCAACGGATGCAACGCTAGAATGGTCCGTTGCATTTATTGGATGCAACGCTATGCAACGGATGCAACGGGCCAGAACCGGTCCCCCACCGTTTCGACGGCTTCTTCTTTGTGTACCAGTTCTTCGATAGCTCGATTGAAGCGAGAGCGGAGCGTCGCGTCCTTGAGTTCGGGTTCCTTAGCTCTAGCATCGGCGTAGAATTGCTCACGCCACTCATCTCGGTTTACGGTCGGCGCGCCATCCACAAAGCCCGGTGAGCCGTCTGGGGCGCATTGGCTGTGCTGCTGAATGGCCAGCTTCAACGAGTCCAGCGCTTTGGCACCGCTGCTCCTGAGGTTTGACCCATCCGTCTTGCAAGGTACAGCGTCGACCTGGACCACCACCGGAGCGGTCGTCACGTTGCCGTCCGCGTCCCTGCCAAGTTCGACGGAGTCTAGCCGGAACGATGTTATGTCACCCTCGTCGCCGTCATTGGCCCCGGTGCATTCAAGCTTGAACACCTTGGCTGGCCCCTTACCGACAACGCTAACTCCGTACGAAACGTCGACAGCGCCATCAAGATCAACAGCGCCTTTGCCGCGGTCGCCGGCCCAGCCGGAGTGATGAATAGCCGCCACGTGAGAACCCGTGGCCCGCGTTAGTTCATCGGCCGATTGGATGAAACGCTGCATGTCTTTTGAGCTATTTTGGTCGCCGGAACCGAACGTGCGCGTGACCGTGTCTAAGATCACCATGCGGCATGGCAGACCGCTTTTTTCCTCCAGTCCCTTGATCGCAAGGGCGAGCGCCTTTGCATCAATTAGACCGCTCGTCAGGTCGAGTTTTCCACCTACAACGGCGAACGGAATGCCTGTTGCACTGTGCGTCTTCCGCCACGCGGCGATGCGGCGTTCCGTAAGACCTTTTCGTTCTGCCGCAAAGAAGACTACCAAGCCTTGCTTCACGTTGCGGCCGTGCCAATTTAGACCGGCCGCGATATGGCAACCGATATCACAGAGCAACACGCTTTTGGCCGTCCCGGGCTTCGCGACCCACAGCGAGAACTCTCCTGCACCGATGACGCCCTTTACGATTTCTTCCTTTGCAGGCGACTTGTTCACATCATCGAACCACGTGACTTGGAATCGATCGTTGTCGTTGGCGGGTTTTGGAACGTAGCGCGACCAGACCTCGTTTCTCGTGATGATAGTGTCTCGGCCATGATGGAATACGCTCAAGACCTCTGGCCATCGGTCTTCATTCACCTTGTGAAGGTCCAGATTCACTTCCAGTAAGTGTCTGCACCTGTGGTAGGCTAGCAGATTGCCGGCGTTGAGCATGCCAAGTTGCAGAGCGGCGACGCAGGCGTCAGCGAGGGCAGGGCCTTTCCATTGTCCGAGAATTGTTCGCGCGGCCATTTCACCGTTTTGATGAAGGCGAGCAGCTGCAGGTTGGGTCGTGATAACGGGAGCGATCTGAGACGGCATTCTACTTTGCACCCGATTCACTGGCGGGTCAGATTTGCGTGCAGATTCTCAAGCCACGCTGCAAAGTCGGCAGGCTTCTCCTTGAACCCGACAAGGCGATTTGTCTCGCTTATCGCGGACAGGAACGCTGCGTCATCCTGAACTAGAGGTGCGAAACGGGTCCAAGCGTCGTCGGAAATATCGATTTCGGATTCTAACTCCAACAGTCGACGGGCGGATTCCGCGTTTCGGATGTCGTGCGCGAATCTCTTGGCGTTATTGTCGCGCCATTTTGCGGTGATTTTGAATTGAGCGGACAGGGTTGAGACGAAAATATGTTTGTTGTTCATTATGCTTCTGAGGTTGGTGGTGAGCCGCGCAATTGCGGTCAGTGATGCAGCGCTTAAAATGCCGGGTGCTGCGGGGGCGGCTTGGTCTTAAGAGGGGCAGGGGAGGGGTAAGTGACGAAGAGAGAAGGTAAGAGCCCTGACGAAGAACGACTCGCGACCGTGTTGGCGAGCGCTGTTTCGTTCGTGAAAAACGAGACGGTGGTGCTCGCTCGATACGAAGTGTTTCGAGGAGACAAATTCGCCACGATCTGGCCAAACGATGACGGAGGAGAGTTCGACAAGCGCATGAACCGTGTCGTTGAGCACTTAGGTGGCCCCCCTGAAGCCTACTTGTTGCTTAAAAACCAAGAGCCGCCCCCTGCCGATAATTATCCGGAAGCCGCAATGCGAGAGGTCTTCGCGGTTTTCACCCGGGCGCGTAAGTCGGTGGTGCGTGCGGATCTGTTCATGGCCGGCTCCTCAATGCTCGCAGAGCAGTCGAAGGCGGTGGACCAGTCAGAAAATCAGGGGACCGAGGCGTTGTTTGTCAATGAGGCACGAAATGCTTTTTGGGAGCACGCTGAAGCGGCGTATATTCGGCTGTCATCCTTCTGGGATCGTATCGGACAAGTACTCGATTTCGCGTTCTTCAACATTCGGAAGTTCGATCAGAATGGATTTACAGCGGTAATGGACCGTATCCACTCAAACGCGGTTCCGATGGACGATCGTTTGAGTTCCAGTGTTGGTTGGAAGCGGCTACGTTCATTCCAAGTGTCCGAAAAGGAGGACGGCTTGAAGTGGTTACTCCGGCGCCGCAACCTTGTCGTTCATAGTCTTCATCTTCATCCAGTTGAGACCGATGATGAAGGTATGTTTACGTCGCAGTTCAACCACCTCGATACGGCCCACCGAGAAAAAATGCGTCCGAGGGAACCAGGAGAGGAAGTTGCATTGCTCACAGGGCAGCTCGATAAGGCAGCCGCATTGTTTAAAGACTTCTTAGCGGTTGTTGAGTGCGCGCCTTCGCGGAAGCGAGATAACGTGCTTTACTGAGCTGTCACCACATCAAGCCACTTCCAGCCGGCGTACTTGTCGCCGGTCTGTCGTAGGTGCGTGTAGCGCTGCAAGCTTTGCCACGACTTGTGGCCCGACACAGACGCGGCCTGCGGAATTGTTTTCCCCATTTCAAAAAGTCGGGATATCCCGTCGTGACGTAAGTCGTGGAAATGTAAATCGTCTATGCCCAGAAGCTGGCAAGCTCTCGTAAAAGCGGCGCTTACTGCGTCAGTGCTGTATGGGAAAATTCGACCATCTTTGTTCATCGCCTTTATTATGCGCAGTGCTTCGTCCGGCAGATCGCACCACGAATCGTTGCCTATCTTCTCCCCCGGATGTTTCATGTCCCGTACAAGAAGCCGGCTGTGGCGCACGTCAACATCCGACATTTCTTGGCGCGTAATTTCTTCTTGCCGGCGTGTAGAGAATATTGCGAACGCGATCACGCGATGCATCAATGCAGCGTTAGGGTCGCGCTGAGATCGGTCGATGAAGTGCTGCATGAGCATGTCAAGTTCTGGCAGAGTGGGGCGCCTATCCCGCGACTTACTCTTGCTGATAACGCCCATTTGGCGGAGGACTGCCTGCGCGTCCTTCATTTGGGATTCATCCAGCCGATAGCCCCAAGCCGGCCGCGCAATTGCAAAGATTGCGGCTAGGTGTGAAATGTAGTTGCCCACCGTCGCGGGCTGGCGACCACCGGCGAACAGTTCATTTGCGAAACCGACGATATGCTGGCTTCGAATTTCGCCGCAGTCCATATTGGCAATGTCGTAATCCTTGATCGAGGCGAGTACCTGAGCCTTTGTCTTGCCAATGACCTTGCGGGACTCGGCGATGTACCGGTCGATGGCATTGACCAGACTTTTGTCCGGCATTTTGGCGCGGTCGAGCGCGCCCGGTTCTGAGAGCTCTGTTTCTCTACGCTTCAGCCATGCAACTGCGGCCTGCCTACGATCGAAGGTTTGAGCCTCACGGTGAAGGATTTTGCCGCTTTTCTTTCGCAAGATTTGCGCGGTATACCCCGTCGAGCCGTCCTTGCGCTTTCGCGCTACAATTGTCCCCATGGCCGGTACGACTTCGCTCCCAGTTGGTACGACATTGTTGTACCGGGTACGACAAAACAGTCAAGAATGGGCTAAAACGGACTTAAACGGGCGTCGCGAGAAGTGCTTCAAGTGATTGAAAACTCAGGTAAAGCTAGCGTTCTCAATAGGTGGCGTTTTTCCGTGGCGCCCATGATGGATTGGACCGACCGGCATTGCCGGGTGTTCCACCGTCATCTGACCCGCCGGGCGCTGCTCTATACCGAGATGCTGACCACCGGCGCCATCATTCATGGCGACCGGGAGCGGCTGCTTGGGTTCGACGCCGTGGAGCATCCGGTGGCGCTTCAGCTTGGCGGCTCGGATCCGCGCGAGCTCGCGCAGGCGGCGCGCATCGGCGAGGCGTTTGGCTATGACGAGATCAATCTCAATGTCGGCTGCCCGTCCGACCGGGTGAAGGATGGTCGCTTCGGTGCTTGCCTGATGGCGGAGCCGGAGCTCGTGGCGCGGTGCGTCGAGGCGATGAAGCGCGCGGTTGCCGTGCCGGTCACGGTGAAGTGCCGCATCGGCATCGACAATCAGGATCCGGAAGTCGCGCTTGATACGCTCGCGCGTGCGGTGGTTGC